CGGGAGCTGAAGGTCATCAACACCCTCTGCCGGGAGGCAGTCAAACGCCAGGAATCCGCCATCGAGCTATGCCAGCGCGTGGACATCATGTTCGTCCTGGGAGGCCTCCACAGTGCCAATACCCGGCGGCTGGCGGAACTGGTGGAAAACAAACGCGAACTGATCGCTGAAAGCGGCATCAAGACGCGCGACCACGTGGAGAAGCTGATTTGCGTCGGCGACCTGATGTTTGCGGATGCCCGCAAGGAAGGCGCGGAGTGGATTGTTGAGATGCGATTCGGCGATGGCGCAACCGCGTTCGACAATGCCACTACCACCATCAGCGTGAGCGACGGCACCAGCATACAGACCGTTATCGACATGCTTGCCAAGGATATGGGCGTGGTGCTGAAGACTGCCAAGGACGCGCTTGCAGGGGTGCTTAACGGCAGCCTGTCACTGGACGGCCTAAGCAAAGACCAGCTAGACAGGTTCACTGCTGACCACGGGCTGGCATGGTCAATACAGGATGAGGAGCTGCAAGTCACCATAGCTAACGAGCCAATCGACCAAGAGGCCGTCGTTATCTCCGCAGCGACCGGTCTACTCGAAGCGCCGCAGCGACTAATTAAGCCACCCAAACCAAAGAGGGTGGTCAAGGCCAAGAAGGATGACAGCAAGAGCGAGAAGAAGAAAACCAAGGTGAAGGAGGCCGACACTGCTGGCGATATCAAGTTACGCGCCCAGCTCCATCCGGATATTCGCCCGGGAAAGCTCATCCAGCTTGAGTCGGTAGCCTTCTCGGTGGAGAACAGCCGAGACAAAACCAAGCAAGATAAGCCGGTAGATCCATCGTATAATGGCGTCTATATCTGCAAGAACGTTGTGTTCAGTGGGGACAACAACGGCGGCGCGTTCGATGTGATTGTGGAGGCTGACGCATATAATGGCTGATACTGAAAAGACCGAGCTGACCGACTCCGAGTTTTTTGATTCTGCGATTAATCAGGCGATGCTGATGACGCGCACGATCATGATTGGTGAGTGCGTGTCGTTCAATGAGCAGCGCAACACGGTGGACGTACAGCCTGTGTTGAAAAGGCGATTCACGCAGACGCAGGTCGTGTCCCTCCTACCCATCATCCGTGATGTGCCGGTTGCGTTCTACGGTGCCGGTGGAGTGACCATAACATACAAGCCAGTGAAGGGTGACAACTGCATTCTGCTGGTGTCTGACCGAGCTATCGATGCATGGAAGAAGCTTGGAGGGATAGTTGACCCAGCCAAGCCCAGGCATCACGACATGTCTGATGCCGTCGCCTACTTCGGCCTTAACCCCTACCCCAAGGCATATCAAAATCTGCGCGGCGGAATGGACATTAGAACCCGGGATGGGTCTACCAGCCTCAACGTCCTTCAAGGCTCCATAGTGGCGACCGTTGGCGGAACCAAGGTGGCAACCATGACGCCAAGCAAAGTCGTTTTCGATGTGCCGATAGAGGCGCCAAAAGTGAAGGCAGCAGGCAAGGAGTTGGCTGGTCACACCCATAGCGGAGTGCAGACTGGGTCAGGAAACACAGGAGCAAACAACTAATGGCAGACTTCTACCTCAACCCAGACTCATGGGATATCGAGTTCACGAACACCGGAGATATCGAAATCATCTCAGGCCCTAGAGAGACAACCCAGAACAGCAAGTTCCGCCTCCAGATTATCCAAGGCGAGATGTTCGATGACACCCGCCAAGGCATGCCGTGGCTGACGGACATGGTGAACCCTGCCATCGACATCAGCGCAAAGAAGCGCATCATGGAGCGGGTGATACTGTCGACTCCTGGAGCTATCAGTATCGACTCAATGGAGATTGGTGTTGATACAAACGGATTGGCAACTGCATCGTGGATTGGAACGTGCGATAATGGAGAGGCATTCGGCGGAGCAACATCAGCGCCAACACCATCAGATACGTCAGACTATGGTGAATCGATATACATGCAGGCGGTTAAGCTAGAATCTGCAGCCAGGGCTTGGCAGTTGGCAGGGATTTATTACTCGGAGGCGATACAGTGAGCAATCAAGATTTAGACAACGCGATCAAGTCAATCAACCAGTCTGCAAGCGTTGCCAACCAGACAACTGATTATTTCAATCAGGTTCTAGATGGCGACAAGTTCACCACGGTGCAAAACCCAGTCACCGGCAAGCAATCACCCAGCGTGCAGAAGGCTGTTTACGACCAGTACCAGAATGACGTCAATCAAATTCATCAGGATGTGGTTGCCTCTAACGCTGCTGCTGACAGGGCTGAAGCGGCGGCTGGAGCGGTTGGCCCGCAAGTAAGGGAAGCAATTCGCCGCAGTTATGATGAGGCGGGATTCAATCTTGTAGATGGAAGCTTCCGAGTTGGGTTCGCCCTGGTTAATGCCAACGATGTTGCTCTGGACGAGACTACAGGAAAGGCGTACTCAGGCGTATCTGGGACTTACCCAGCTGGTACGAGCACGGCTGGGTTTGTTGACCAAAGCTCAAAATTACTGCGCCAATACAAAGCGCCTTATATCGGTGGGTATGAGCGGACAATACCGGACCGCTTAGCGGATAGAGTATCCATCCGTGACTTCGGCGTAATGGGCGACGGTACCGAGGAGACTGCTAAAATTCAGGCTGCGGTTACTGCCGTATGTGGCGCTGGTCGCACTCTTGTCGTCCCTCCGCCTATGGTGGGGAGTCATTACATATGCCAAGACATTCAGTTTCCTAATACATCTTGGAAAATGGCTGCGGATGGCGGCCCTACGATAGTGCAGTTCGCAACACCAGACGGTGTTAGCAATCAGAACATCTTTGACCTTACCAATTGCAACGGCCCCGCAAAGTGGCTGGAGGGAATATGTTTCGGGCGCCTGGCTGCTGGTGGGTACGACGGCATCATCGGTCTGCTGACTAACAATTCAAATGGCTTGCACATGCTACGATGCTGGTTCCGTGGCCTAGCTCGTGGGTTCGATATGCACGGAACGTTCTTTGAGCTGGACGGTACAGTTTTTGAGTATTGCGCCACCGCTATAAATGGGCTGGCAAATGCCAAAGAGAGCATGATTCGTGGAACCACGTATTATCGAAATGAGCAGGATATCATTATACCTGCCGGCGATAACTCGACGTTTATCCACGCCGACTCCACCCATATCGGAACTAAAACTCGCGGTATCGACATTAGGGGCGATAACGCAGTTATTCGCGCCGTCACAGCAAAAGACGACGGTACTGGCTACACCCCGGTAATTGTGAGGGTGACAAGCGGGAAGTCCAACATCGTAGATGGTATTGAATCAACCTTTGGTTCTGATGTTGTAAAGGTAGAAGGGGCCGCATCAGTAGGCAATTTGCTTAGCAAAATAGTTGTGCCTAGCTCCGCCAATGTGCAGAGAGGGGTTTCAATATCAGCAGCGTCAAGAACAACCGTGCTGGGCGCTGATATTGCTCAGTCCAGCGTTGCTGCAGTGCGGCTTGATACCGCAGCTGATACAGAATTGCATGGGGTTAACGGAGCCGGCACTATCGGCCTATCACTTAACGCCTGCTCCCAGTTGCGGGCGTTTGGGGGTAAATTCCAGGGCACGACCGCTGACACTGCCCAGGATTCTGCCAACTCAACAAACCCGAGGTTTTACGGGACAAAGGGCAACTTGGCTCCGATAACAGCGGCCATTTACATTTAACTAGAAGCCCCTCATTGAGGGGCTTTATTTTTCTCAACTGGAAATCTTGAAAATTATCCAGCGCTTCTTCGTCATGATTTTAGGTCTGACTGATGGTACAATTTGTCATCATGTCAATCGGGGTAATGTAGATGGCTTCGACTATCGACGATAGCGGATTCAAAAAGCAGAGATACCAAGAGCTGCGCAAAGACATCGCTGAGGTCTGGAAGGATGACGGCCTTCCAGATGTCACCAATAACTTGCAGTCAGTGCCTGGCCGCATCGTAAGTCAGACGGCAAACCTGCAGGAGCGCAACGACTCTTATGTTCAGGCCGTGCTTGATGCATTCAACCCATACGCAGTTACAGGGGTGCAACAAGACAGATTGGCTCCACTGATGGGTAAGAACCGCAACAAGGAGGCTCGCTCAACTGTTCAGCTCACTGTTACTGCAGACATCAATGGATGCACAATACCTGCAGGTTCGCAGGCAAGTGACGGTAAGAATCGAGTTGCCACCATAGCAGAGATTGTTGTTGCCCCTAGTGGTACTGCGACAATAGGAGCTGAGGCAGTTGAGTTTGGGCCAATAGAGTTTGCCCAGAACACCATCACTCGCATCGAGACGGCAATCTATGGGTTGGCATCGGTTAGCAACGCTTCCGCAGCAGAGCCTGGGGTTGCCCGCGAGACAGACACTCAGCTGCGATTCAGGATGCTCAAGAGCCAAGGAAGAGCATCTGCGTCAACGCTCGGCATCTTTACAGCTGTTTCTGAACTTGATGGCGTGACTTACACGTACTGCGATGACAACAAAAAGGATGTCGTGGATAAAAGCATGCAGCCTCACAGCTACCTGCTGATTGTCGATGGCGGCGACGAGGATGAGATCGCAAATGCCATGCTGTCGTATAGCCCCGCTGGCATAGATAGCCACCAGCCGCTAATCAGTGCGTCCGCCACTATGAAGACACCATACAACCCAGCCAACAGGCAGCAGGTGCCAGTGTACTTTTATCGCCCAGTGGATACGGCACTCAAGGTTAAGGTCATCATACAGGAAGACCCAAAGCTA